GGAACTGCCCATATTACAATATGAACAAATACACACAAATCATCATCTTTGATGGGGGAGGCGTCCGTAATGGACGTCTCCCCGTGAAACGATACGGGCTGGGAAACCAGCCCGTACACTGTCCCAGTAATGGGACAGTAAAGAAAGTCATATGGCTGCCCAAACGGGTGGCATATGACAATATAAAGTACACCACAGCTTGCATCATGCAAGAGACACAAGTGGTGCAACAAATATATAAAACATATCACGTAGAAAGAGATATATACGTGAGAAAACACAAAGTGCAAACGCGCGCCCTCAAGACTTATACAGAGAGGATGGTAGTGGGCACCAAAACAGAGAAAGTACATCAATGCATTAATTCCAGTGCTGGACACCGTTGCTGGGGCTTGAAGGACTCAGGTTGGTCTATCCCGAGAGTCGCCATAGACAAGCACGGACTGACGGACAGAGAAATGGCGGACCTTAAAGAAAACGTGGTGCGCTCTCCTCGAGCACGCCGGCGAGCACGCAACAGACAGTGCCAAGCACAACTGAAATTGGCGCAACAGCAAGCCGCTAGGCTTAAGCATGCCGCTGCAATCAAGGCTCAAGTTCAGCAGGCACACAACCTCCTCCGACGCCACAGAAAGGAGGCTAGAAAGCGTATGGCAACCAAAATAAAGCAGTCGACCATGACCGTTCCGATAACCAAAGATTTAAAAATAGGGAAATGCGAAAGAGTTGTCCCAAGTAGCAGATCAGGGTTTTGGAGAGACCAATCTCACCGGGCCATATTGCAAAGAGAGAAAACCGAGAAGAAATGGTACTACACCAAACTGAGGAAGGGGGAAGAAAAGAAAACTAAGTACTACAACGCAGGCACATCAACAGCGTATTCTTTTATGGGAGCGTTAGATACGGCAGCACACGAAGCGATGTTGAAGAGAGCTAAAGACGCCTCTCACATAGAGGCCCCCTTCAACCTCTACAGGCCGTTAAAGTATTGGCAGGCGGAAAAGATTTTTGATGCGTACCAAACATTGAGAACCAACTCATACGAACTAATAACGGTGCCAAAGCAGCCCGGAATGGGAGGGGCCTGTACAGACAACGAGTGGAAGCCAGGAGTTGGTTGGGTGCACTCACGATACGAACTGCGACCAGAGGTGGAGAAGCCCAAGTTGGGTTCAACCGCACCCATCAACATGCCTGATGACTACGGCCTTAGCTACACACAAGGTCTGGGCACACTGACAGGGATGCTAGGGGTGCTAAGAAGAGAAGGTTTTGACATTGAGGAGGTCTTCCAAAACATGATTAAGGACGCAGAGCGGAAGAAAGTCAAGCTACAAATCGGGCCCCCCCCCGTGGTGGTCGCACCAAAACCAGCTTTCACACTTGGTGCACCAAAGCCGAGAACCCCGTTCGTGTTGGGAGCACCCAAGCCGCCCGCTAGACGGGGAGGAGGATCACTGTTTGGGAATGCTCTGGCACTCCAGATGCCAGTAGCTCCCCCAAAACCAGTGACCCCTAAGTTCCCAGACAATTTAACTTGTGTACCAGTCACAACCACCGTGGTGGATAGCTTAAAAGAGCTGGAGGAGAAGCAAAACACCCAGTTTGTGGTATGCCAACGGTGTAAGTTACTGAACCACGTCAGAGCAAAAAACCCAACTGTTGAAGATGAGCTCAAAGCTGAGGGCCGCACGCCGGCAGATGGGTACATGTACCAGATAATGCTTGAGATGAGAACAAAAGAATTTGAAAAATACAAACATGCTTTCTGCTGTGGGTGTTTTTATGACCTAAAGAACCAGGTGCCACTGGCAGTTTGGGCAAAATACATGGAACAAATTGTCAACACCATGACAGAACACTTTGGAGCTCCACAATTGGAACAAATGTCCCTGAGCAACTACTTGGACGGAATAGACTGGCTCGAGGCCCCAGTATTTACCGACTTAGTAACCTCTTATGATCTCAGATCACTTCACAACATCATGGGTAGGTACTCAACAGTGGTGGTAAACGTCCCCGGAAGCATCGAGGCGGGGCTCTTGACAGCCATCGGCAATATATGCCCACATGTGGAATTCAATGTGGACAATAGAGCAAACGCTCTGGACGCACCACTGACCGCTATTATCACATCTCTCGTCCATCTGGCGCAGGCGGTGACGAATCCATATAAAAAACTCGCCGTTCAAAGCGGGGCAATCACGGACGTGGGGCCCTGTGAAAACACAACCCATAGAGTTGGGACCGCAAATGATCCAGGGTGCAACTTTCAAACATGCAGTCATCATGCACATCTAGTGCCCATCATAACGCTGGGCCAACTCTCGCCACTAATCAGCGGACAAATTGCTGTGAATGATCAATTCCACACTATAGTCCCTGACCGGAAGTATGATCTGACGGGCCAAGTGCAGTCGGATGAAGACAGTGTTTACTTTTCCCAAATCGGAGATGCACAAGTCCACCACGACCGCAAGGATGACTACAACAAGGTATTAAATAGTGACATTATTACGATAGGTCAGAAGATGTTTTACAGCACACCTGCAATCCAGTTAGAACACGTTCAGCTGAAGACGTGGACACAATTGAGAGACAGGAGGTTGGCTGCAAAGCTGTTCAAGACAGATGATGACAACAGGAAAACTACCTTCAAACTACCAGTGGTAAACCCAAATGCGCTATTGAACAGCACGGTGGGTGTGATATTCACAGAGGAGGTGCTAGAAATCGACAAACAAATGTTAAGCGCAATGGTGTCAAGAGTTCTTGGGACCAGAGGAACACAACAGTCCATGAGAGACTACGGGGTGGGTATGGCTCACGCCAGATACTCAGTGTATGACAGGTCAGTCAACGTCAATGATGTGAACCCTGAAAACATCCTCAGCCACGCATACGTGGCCCACGTAATGGCAGCACGGTTCCTGGCAAAGCGTAGGTTGACAGCGGGAGTGCTTGGGAACCACCTGCACAAAAACCTGGTCGGAAGGGGTTTGGCAACGATGCAGATGGCCATAAATTGGTTGAAAGACGTAGATGTGCTCAAATCACTGGTGGCGGATGGAATGAATCAAACAATTGACATGCTAACGGGAAAGCTCAAAGAATTGAATGACAACAAGGCGCAGAGTCTACAAGACGCCCTAAATGACCCCCGGTGGGATGAACTTGAAAGTTGGGCTGCGGCAACCGTGTTTAGGAGGTTGCAAGTGGATGACAACCAAGATCCAATTACAGCAGCCCAAACAATCAAGCCTTGTCAGCACCATTTAGAACCCACGACACCAGACGGCCCGCAACCGTGTCTGTGCTGTCATAGGAACAAGATGATAGTGGCTGGGTTGTGCAATGACTGTCGAGAAGAAGGCCAAAACCTGTGTGGCCACCCGGCAGCAACAAACCATCAACACGTAGAACCCATGGCGGATTGTCCCTGCTGCGGCGAACCCAGCTGCTACCCATGCTGCAAGTGCACCAGCCTCCAAGACCAAATCTCGAAGCAACTAGAGGTTTTATCGCAACAGGCGCAGACAACATTTTTGACATTGCAGCCTGAAGTGAGAGCTACCAAATCGGAAGGGGGCAAATGGAAGGAGCCACCAAAGAAATCAGACAGATCTTACACTGTTAAAACCAACGTCACGAAGAGGTCCCCAGTGCACTATAAAGAAGAAACATTTAACGGAGAAACATGTGTGGTGGCCTATGGGGCCAAGCCAGCGACGGCAGTGGGCGATGGGCACGGTCACATTCACGAGTGCGCATCGTGCGGCACCACGTACAGCCACTCGCACCCGCACAAC